CGCCGTTACTCTAAGGCCATACCGTGCCAATGCGGTCAAAATCGGACAGCAGGGGTACTGGTAGGCAATCGAAAGAGCTTTAGAACGCAACAGCGCCTTATGAACACTACCCTTAGAACACGCATACTTATTGCTAGTCAAGCCAAAAGTAGCTAGAACTTTCTTTGGGTCGGCGATGTTTTTCTTCTCAATCTCATCAAACACTAGACCACAAAACGACGCCTTGGTAATATCATCAACAAGTGCCGTCTTAATGGTAGCGCCGAGCTTGGCATAAAACTCGCTAGTGGGGTGTACTCCAGTGGGAGACTTCCATTTGCCATCGTCTCCTTCAAGTTTCTTCTGAATGGTTCTCCAGTCTATACCCAACTTATGATAAGCGAACAAGTTAATCATCAGGTTAAATATGCCATTGCCCAGAGAAGTACAGTTGTCTCCGGACATACGCCGCATCTTGATCCACAGCGTAACATACTTACCTTCACATCGGTTTACTCCCATCAGAATTTCGTCAAAAAATCGTGCATAATTCGAATAGTTGGGGAGAAGGGAGCAAATCCACTTGTATACCAAAATCTCGCACATAAACTGAACGCGCAAGAACGACGCCTCAAGAGAGGCGAAGTCAGAATCCATGACCGTACCTGGTCCTTCAAAGTCACGCACCATGACGTCAGGACGGTCAGCAACAGGGACCTTCTTGATGAAGGCAGGATCAGCAAACACTACTTGTTCAATGGCCCTAAACAAGGGTCCCATTTCAACTTTCGCTTCATCGTCACGGCCATTGATACACCGTGCGTGCTTATATTCAGGGTAAGGTTCATCCTTCGTGAACATGTGAACATCAGCCCCAAAGATACGTTTGCCTAAAGTAACCCAAAATCCGCCTCTAGCATCCATGGCGGCCCCTATGGCTCTGAGTTTGGTTTTCAGCTTCTCAGTATAGCTGGTAGCAGCCAGCCACTTCTCACGACCTAGGTCAGTGTCTGGAGCTAAAGGAACGAAGAGTTCCATGGCAACAAGTATCACAAACTTGAGGAACTCTTCTGACAACAGAGGGTCGGCCTCTGGCATTGGCCTACAGAACCTATGGATCGCCCCGGCCAATTGTGTCTTGG